TGAGGTAGCCGGTGGTGGTCAACCCAGCGGGCAGCGCATGAGAATACGAGCCCAGATTGAGGTAGCCGGTGGTGGTCAACCCAGCGGGCAGCGCATGAGAATACGAGCCCAGATAGAGGTCGCCGGTGGTGGTCAACCCAGCAGGCAAAGGCTTGTTGCCGCAGACGAGTTGTTTAATTTCCTTGTCGATCATTTCGGCAGTCATAGGGGTAGTCCTTTCAGGGTTGAGGGGGATGGAACGGAGGCGTGTCTCCTGACTGCACAGTTTCGGGAGGCGTAGTATGCCATGAGCACCCCGACACCTACTCCCATGCAGCCAGGACGCACGCGACAGCATGCGTCCCTGGTTAGCTTGTCGGTGCAGCAGGCGTCGCCGGAACCGTGGTGGGTCCGGGATCGTCTGCGGTTGCGGTCTGGGTCAGCGCGGCGGCGTTGGTCTGCAGCGTGGCCACCTGGGCGAGCTCGGCGGTGAAGTCTGCGGGTGTGGTGACGGTGCCGGCGGCGACCTTGGCGATCAGATCGGTGAGGGCTTTGGTGACGGCGGCGTCGCGTGCGGCCTCTGCGGCGAGCAGGGAGATCAGCGCGGCGTCAAACTGGTCGCGGGTAACGATGCTTGTACTCATGGTGTGTAGTTCCTCTCTCAGTTGGTGCAGCTTCCTGTCGACTCCTACGAGCATCAATAAAAGCTGCCGTTCTACAGGGATGTCCTCCCTGATCTCAATGTCACGAAATTCGTCTGGCATGTTTTCTACTCCCTACCCCCTACACCCTACCCCCTGCTTTTACGCGATGACCTTGGTGCCGTCCGGCAGGTTTCCCCGCAACCAAGCCGCAACCGCATGGGCGGTGTCCGTCTTCCACCCGCCGCCATCGACCGCGATCAGCGCGACCGTGGGCAGCGCATCCTTCTGCGCTTTGAACCGCAGCAGGAAGTCCGACTCGACAGGATCGATCTCGCGGAAGGTGCGGTATGGCCGCAGCGAGACGCGGGGCGGCAGTTCGACTTCTCCATGCTGCACCCCACCCTCCTGGATGACCACCTTCTGCGAGTAGCCATCGTCAGCCACCTGCACCGAGCTGCCCGCCTTCAGGCTGGAGCAGAGCTTCAGCATGTTGGTGTAGTGGCCGTCGACGGGCATAAACCCTGCCTGCGCGGTGATCAGGAACATCTCCGGCTCCAGATAGCTGTCGAACTTGAACGGGTTGATCTCCGCCGACTTCGCCCGCGCCCACACATGCCGCCGTCCCCACGCATCCGCCTCCAGCGAGACCAGCGCCACACTGTCGAAGCTCTCGACCTGTACCGCCGAGGCCCCGAGCGTTGAGAACTTATCGACATTCGCCATAAACGCCGCGACCAGACCGCTCAACGTCGACAGCGCCAGCACCGGCGTCGCGATGGGGGCAATGGGCAGCACAGGATGAACGGCAGCGCCCAGCGTGCCATCTGCCTGCACTGCGAAATTATCTTTCCCAACGCTGACCGTCACCGGACGCTCTGCACGATTCAGACTCTTGAACCAATCCAACACTTTCACAAACTCCATATTCGTTCCTCATTCTGTTACAAAATGACATCCGTGGATGATCCTGCTTTTTCGCCTTCTACTCCCTACTCCCTACTCCCTACCCCCTGCAGTCTTGAACTCGATGGGCTTGGGTAGATCCTTCGGCTTCGGCGGGGTAAAGACGATGCTGCGCTGGCGGGGATCGCTGACCAGGCCGTAGAGCTTGCCCGTCTCGCCATCCTTGCCGACGAAGAACACGTCGGTGACGGGGAAAGGTTGCGCCAGGCTGGAGTCGCAACTGAACTCCGAGGCGATCTTGATCCTGGCATCGTCCGGCTTCAGCTTCACCTTCAGCGTGATGGTGCGCGACGTCGTCGCCGGGGTGTCGAGGTCGTAGATGTTGTCGAGACACTTCTGCAACTCTTTCTCGAAGGCGTCGATGATCGCCCCCTTGCAGAGATTCCCGATGTTGATTGTGATTGGAGCTTCAATTTCGTCCGCCATATAGAAAAATCTCCAGAATAAAATTCTTGTTTTATTTTTTTTGCTTTTCTCGCCGCGCAATCTCGCGCTGCAGATACCATGCCGCCTTCTTCAGATCCTCGAGGCCGTTCTTGCCTTCGTTGCGCCAGACGTACTTCATCACGTTGCCCAGGTTGAAGTTCATGTGCTCGGCGATGGTGATGCACTCCACGCCGGAGGGGTGGGAATTGTAGTGGCTCGGATTGTTGACCACGTCTTGCTTCATCCTAAAAACTCCTGCCAACCAGCCATCCCAAACCACTCGCCACCAAACCCAACGCCGCGCCAGCCGCCGCGATGGCCCGCTTCCAAACCTTGCTCCGCTCCCGTACAGGGAAGCGCAGCAGCCACGCCCTCGCCGTCACTTAGATACCAGGGGGTAGGGGGTAGGGGATAGGGAGTAGTGAGCGTCAAGCAGTTCGAGCGCTTGTCGCAACATAACCCGCAAATCCTGCTTGCCCCAAAAAGTAACCGCTCCAGAATCGTCGTCGCCGGGACGATGGATGAACGGCCCGCTGACGTTCTCACCATTCACGGTTGCAGGCAATTCGAGATAGAACCGCAACCCCGTGAACGAGTGCCCGTCTATCTCCTTCGCAATAATCTCCACTCGATCCGTCATCTCTTCCGCGTACACATTCACTCGCATTCGTCGCTCCTCTTGTTTTGGGATTTATATACATGACTCCCTTTTCGTTGACCTGGCCAACTCAACGAGCCATTCGGCGAGCTGGACGGGTGTATGTTCGCGCTCAGATTTTGCAATGTGCGGCTTGTGATCCGAGCGTTTTAGACTTTGAACTACATGGGTGGCTTCACCTAATAACAGCGGGATCGGCGGAATAGAATCCGGCCTGCAGCCTACGATATAAAGCCATGTTGCCTTCTCCGCTCTATGGCCCCACCACCACTGCAATATCGGTAGAGTCCAGCCTCCAAACTCATCTGTTTCACCTGGATATGGCAGCCGCGAAACCCATAGCCGTGACCCTTTGGGATGCTCTATTACACCGCCCCATTTCCTGACTTGTTCAACCGCCCAAACCGCTAGTTCAATCTCTCCCTCGCGTGGTCTGGCGAAATGGCGAAGACGTCCCCATGCACGGCAAGGAGGGTGAGCGACGACAGGGCTACCACCGGGCCATTGCCTTGCATCTCTCTCGGCGTCCCATACGTCGCAGCTTGGCAGCGTCTTGTATACGCTGTCCTTTCGTGCGAAAAGTACGGCAATTTCCTTCATTTAGTCTCCGAGGGAGTCAAGTATGTAATTCCCCTTGTTTTCTATCCCCTATTCCCTACTCCCTACCCCCTGTTTCACCGCGACCACGCCAGCAGCATGCCAATCCCGCCGCGCAGAAAGTAGAAGCCGCCGACCACGAACAGCACGCAGCCCAGCACACCAACGAAATCCACCACAGCCAGGCCCAGCAGCTCGCTCCGCTTGAAAGGTGCCATCCCAAGGTCGGGCTGCTTACACTCCACCAGACCCATCTCCACGCGCTCGACCGGCGACAGATACTGCGCGTCGGCCCTGCGCTTGTTCTCCATCAGCACGTTCAGGCGGGCGCACTCCGCGCACAGGCCTTTGAGCACAAACACGTCGCCGCAGCCGGGGCAGAGCATCATGCCCTCGAACCGCAACCCATCGACAAACATCTCCGGAACTTCCATCGCCTTCTGCATAAATCCTCCAGTGCTGGCCTTCTACTCCCTACCCCCTACCACCTACACCCTGCCTCACTCACCGAAACAGACTCCGCCGCTTCTTACTCTTCCTCGATTCGCGGGCAGCCCGCCACGCGCAACTTGGATTGCTACACAACGTCTTCCACTCATCCAGCCATCCGCACACCTCGCCGCCGCCGATCGCGCACTCGCCGCCATGGCAGCCGCAGTACCGGCACTCGCCCAGCAGCTGCTTCAACACCGCGCCCAGCCGGACCGAGACATCGCTCATCGCCGCACCACGGTGTAGTCTGCGCGGCGGTTGCGGTCGAGCTCGTTCGCCAGGTCGACCAGAGCCTTCAAACTCTCGGGGCGCGCCCTCAGTTTGGCCAGCGCGTGCTGCTCGATGTACCAGACGTTGGCGCGGCTGCAATGCAGCACCTTGGCACACTGGCTCAGGGTCATGCCGGGGCGGTTGGTGGCGACGCCCGCGCTCATGCTCAGTCCATTCCCCGGCTTCATGCCTGCACCGCCTTGGCATTCGCGGCGGCCTGCTGCTCGCGCTGCTGCTTGAAGTAGCGCAGCAGCATCCGGTAGGAGTAGATTCCCGGCTGGCGGTCGCCCGAGGCCCAGCGAGAGACCGCAGCCTCGGTGGCGCCCACTGCGACTGCGACGCTGCCCAGCTTCAGGTCGAGCTCGCGAACCTCGGTACGGATCCATTCCGCGACTCCGATCTCATAGGCCAGCCTGGTCATATCCCATCCGTCGCGGCGAGATACTCCGGGTCGTACTCGATGTGGCGACCGTTGCGCTTCGCAGTCTCTTTGAGCCCCGCGAGTGTGGGGTCCGCAGCGAAGGTTCCCTCGGGAAAGCTCTTGACCAGACCGCTCACCAGCTCCAGCACCCGTCCCACCAGACAACTGGGCAGGTGCTCAACCGGCTGTCCGCAGATGCTGTAGACAGAACAGCGCGAGCAGAACAGAGCGCCGGGAGACTCTGGATCGAAGTACGAGTCGAAAACGAGCAGTGTGCCGGCAATCTCGCCCGTAAGCAGCAGAAGCGCCTTCAGCCTCTCGATGCCTGCGGCACTCGCCCGCTGCTCTCCCAACAGGCCGAGCACGAGGTTATTCTCTTTCGCGATGGACTCTCGCGCCCACGTTTCCACGGCGGACATCGGCTTGGGCGATGAGCAGGGAAGAGGGTGTAGGGAAGAGGAAAGAGAAGGCTTCCTGCAGGACTCGCAGAGAAATCCGGGGCAGCAATTGCATGCTTGTCTGCTCATCGCGCCACCGGCGTGACACAGGGCGTACAGAACATTTTGGGATCTTGGGCATAGCCAGTGCGTATATGTACCGTTGAATCTTGAGGCACGACGAAGCCGCACTTTGAGCACCTAAAAGCCCCGGTGCCGTCGCTAGTCCTACGCATCCATGTAGGAGTGAAAGTTCCAAAAGGTACGCTCATCGCGCGACCTCGAATCCGCGAGTGACGACGCTATGCTCGACCACGAAGGCGCGTTGATTCCACCACCAGGTGCCGTTGAGCAGGATGCGGCCCTCGGCGGCGTCGGCATCGCACTGGGCGAGGCAGCGCGCGCAGCCACAGTGCGCATCCAAGCAATAGGGGAAGAGAGGTTGGGTCGGGGCAAAAGGGGAGGGAACAGGGGCGGAAACGGTTGGAGCAGAGTTGCTTCGTGCTCTGCTCGTAACGTCAGCTACACTACCTATGGGCTCTGGCAAACGATCCTCCTCGATCGGTTGCGGTTTCCCTAGACTTTGTGTCGGGCCTGTAGCTCAACGGTTAGAGCAGACCATCACCTATGGTGCGCTCTAAGTCAGCCAGACTCCTGCTCTAATGCCCTGCACAAAGAAGAAAAACCGCAGTTCCCCCAACGATGAAACCAAAGTGATCCTGCGTACTCGCTGCATGCGTTGGGATAACGAGACCGACCTTACGTGAGCAAAACGGAACATGCAAGGTAATAATCTGTGGGAATCTAGACAGTAATCTTTCGTAACTGCTTTATGCACAAATCCCCGCGCCGTTGGCTGCATCTAACTCGTCGGCACTTCGGCTATTTGTAACAGTTGCTGTTACCTATTGCGCCTCATCGCGCAGCAGAACCCAGTCGAAGTTGTCCGCGTGATGCTCGAGCAGACCACGCGCCTCCAGATACTTCACGCTTTCGGCGACGATATCATAAGCCTCAAGATCGACCTCGTCCTTGCCCACATCGAAGTATCGAGGCCACACAGGATCGATGCCGTCAACCTTGAGGCAGTGACTCTCAATCACTGTGCAGCACGCTTCGTAGCTGATCCCATGCGCCAGCGTGTCCAACTCTTCTTTCGTCATCGCAAACCCTCCTAGTACCCGACAACCTGCCGTCTTAGCTGCGCCGCCTGAATCGAGATCACCGGCTTGCGCATGCGCGACACCGACGAGATGGCCAGCCGCTCAGCCTGCTCCGAAATATGCGTGTAGTGCGCGCTCATCTTCGGCGTGACGTGGCCGCTGCGATGCATGATGGTCGCGATGGGCACGCCCGCCTCGGCCAGCCGCGTGATCGACGTGTGCCTCCAGCCGTTCAGTTTAAACCACGGCATCTCCGCCTTATCGCGCACCGCCTCGAACGGCTTGCGCAGCCCGGTCTCGCTCATGTGCGTCTCCGGGTCGAAGACGTTGCGCACCAGGCGCCCGGGAAACAGGAAGTGATGCGGCTCGCTGCCACCGGCCAGTGTCCGCGCCCGCTCGATCAGCCGGGCCAGCGCCCACATGCAGGCACCGTCCGAGATCGGCACATCGCGCCGGCGAAACTTGTTCTTCCCATACCGCCTGTTCACCCCCACGATCTGGTGTGTCAGGTTGATGTCGCCGACGCGGATGGTGCGCATCTCATCCGAAGAAAACGTGAGATGCACAGCGGCCAGAGAGTACCACCAGATGGCGTGCCACTCCGGATTCGCCGACGCCACCATCAGGAAACGGTCCTGCTCGTCGGGCGAGAGCGCGCGGGGGATGTCGTTTTCCATCACCTGGAAGGGCAGATAGAACCTCTCCATCTCTGGCGTCCACGCGCCCGCAAGCCGCATAATGCGCTGCAGCACGGCGAGCTCGGCGTTGATGTGCTGCGCGCCCACCGGGGAGACGACGACGACCTTGCCCAGCTTGCGGGTAAAGCCGTCGCCCGTCGACCGTGCCGTCTGGTAGGCGCCGAAGTGGCCGATGTGGATCTCGTCCAGCCGCAGCCTGGCGAAGAAGACGCCCAGCGCCTTCAGCTTCTGACGGTAGTTCTTGAAGGTGTTTTTGCTGATGTACTGCACGCGGCCATGGGTGACGGGCGCAGTGCGCGACTCAAGAAAGTTGGATGCTGCCTCGGTGAAGAGCATGGAGGAGGAGAGAGGACATATAAACAACGAGCGGGCCTCAAGACACGCCAGGCAGTGGATATGGCCGGGCGTGTGCTTCACGGTGGTACTGGGGAGGGACGTGTGGTGATTTGGCATATCATCTCCAAAGCTGGGGAAGTGAGACGCCTTTGTACATCAAATCTGCTTCGAATCGGAGACAGAACCATGCAAGGTTACCAAAGAAAGTAAAACAGTCACGCTCGGTAACCGTACTCTGTCGACTACACAACAGTCAAGGGAGTTTCAATCACATGCCGCTACCCAAGAGAACTCACAAAATGACAGTGATGCTCTCGGACGCAGAGTTTGACTTCCGCGAGGCGCTGGAAAAGTATCTGGGCACCGACGGCTCGAGCATCATGCGTCAGGCCATGCTGAAGTTTGGCCGCGACCTCGGCCTCGACTTTCCGCTGAAGGAAGGGAAGAGGGAAGAGGGTGTAGGGAAGAGAAGGCGCTAAAACCGCCTTAGCCCTGTTTTTTGTTTTCTCTTCCCTCTTCCCTTATCCCTCTTCCCTGCACTCAATCCAACCCACAAGCAAGAGCGATGGCGATCGCTGCACCGACCACTCCACCCACCCATGACGGCGTTGCGGTGCAGGTGGCGTGAATGCTCACGGACGCGGGCAGCGTCGGGGGCGGTGGCGGCGTCGGTGGTGGTGGAGGGGGCGGCGGTGCCAGCACCACGGCAGACACAGGCTCGAACGCTCCAACCGACGGGTTGCTGATCGAGCGTGTCACCCCGGCGGAGTCCAGTGTCACCCCAGCCACAGGAACTCCAGCGCCGATCGCCGGGCTGTTGGCGGCCAGGTTGAAGTTGAAGTTGTCGAGTGCGGACTCGGCGAAGGGTACGGCAACCGATCCCGGCGCGGGCTCGCCCACCAGTGCAGGATCGGTGCAGAGGTTCGCAGTCCCCACACTTGGGCCGCAGTCACCATTCCTCATTCCGAACTCGATGTTGTGTGACGTCACCAGGTTGATGCCCAACGCTCCGCCCGCAGCCGTGTAGTAAAGCCCTGGCGCTTGCGTGCTTTTGTACGGCGTGGATGGATTGACGTAGCCCAGAAAGATGTTGTTGGTGAGGTTGACGGTTGACGTACAAGTGCCGACGCCGGTAGGTCCAGGGCAGGCTACCAAGATGACCGTAGGGTTGTAGGTGACAAACGTGTTGTTGGCGATGGTCCAGTTCGAGCCGGTCGGAATCACCCCGGCAAACATCATACCCGCCGCACGGCAGAATCCGGTCAGGAACTGATTGTAGTTCGCCGGTGCTCCGGGGAATGGCTGGCTCAGTCGATTGCAGTTTCCCACCGTCCTGTTATTGGTGAAGGTCACAGTCGTCTTGGTCGTCTCGCCTCCCCACTTCCAATCCTGTCCCATGTTGCCGATGCTCTCGGAGTTGGTGATCGTCAGGACGGCGGCTGCGGTGTGTGGCCCGATGAACCCATCCTTCGTGTTGTAGTCGCTGACACAGTGGTCGCAGGTAAAGAAGTCAAGCGTTGTGTTCTGGCCGCTCCACGAATCCCCGAAGCCTTGGCTGTTGGTGTCGTAGCAGACGCGGGCGGGGATCACATCGACAATCGGATACTCCTGATAGCAGCCATTCCAATTCATCGTGACGTAGCTTGCCGTGATGCTGGAACCGGGCGCATCCGGTGTCGTGTGCCCATCATCAAAGTTCCATCCGGCGAAGGCGTTGAAGCTGGAGTTCACCCGCGTCATCACGATTGGTCCACCAATGGGACCGTAGAACCCGGAAGAGTTGAAGCCATCCACGTACACGTCCTGAAACGTAACGTTCGAAGTGGTGTTGTTGGTCAGAAACCCATTCTGCGCGAAATCGTCATAGGGTTGAGTGCCAGAATTGCAGCCTTTAGGAGAGGCAGGAAGTCCAGCCGAGGTGCAGTTGGTTCCTGCCTGCGTCTGGTTGTGCGCGGAGAGTTCGATGCCCTGGATGTCCACGTAGCTAGTCGCTTCCACATTGAACGCCCAGAACATGGCGAACCCGGCGTCGAGCCGCGCTAGGTTGGCCCGGTTGGTGATGTTGCCGCTATTGCAGGTTCCGTCAAGGACGCAATGGCCGAGGATGCGGGTGTGCTGCGAGGCGGTACCTGCTGGGATGGGTGGGTTGTAGCAGGCATACGCTCCAATGCCATAGCACCACGCCGATCCGGTTGCGCCGGACCCTGTGTCCCATCCCAGGCGGCAATCCGGGTTAACCGGGTTCTGCTCGGCAGGAAGCGCCTTGCAACCCTGGATGTAGGTTGTGTCGCCTCCCGCCATCACCCACGCCGGCTTCGCTCCGCTGTTATCGGACCACAGATAACGGACGGCGTTATAGGCGCAGTGCTGGTTGAATCCAGTACCGGAGTAGGCCACGTCGGCGAGCCCATCGCACTGGCCGGTAGTGACCTTCACAGAGTAGCGTGTCCCCCCATCAGGGCGCACGAACCAGGTCCGCGGCGCGGGCGCGACGATGCCGGACTGCATGGCGACGATGGCGCTGACGGGCGCGCTATAGAGCTGCGCAGAGGCAGGAAGCGCCATGGAAAACGAACAGACGACGGCGAACACGAGCAGGATTCTACGCATGGGGTAAACTCCTTAGAAAAAGCGTTGAAGAGAAAAGTCTTTTGTTTTGCGTTGCCGTGCCCTAAACTTCCCAGACCATGGCGACTGCAGTTTCTGGCCCTGTAGAGATTCCGGCGAAGCACCGTGTTGCACTCTCTGTTGCCATCTTCCTGTTTGCCTGCGCGGTGATCGTTGCGCGGCGGCCAGATGCCATTTTCAACGCGCAGTTTTTCGCCGAAGATGGCCGATTCTGGTTTGCCGACGCGTATAACCTCGGCTGGTTGCACGCGCTCTTTCTGCCTCGCGGAGGCTATCTGCAAACCTTTCCCCGCCTAGGGGCTGCGCTGGCGCTGCTGGTTCCGTTCGTGTTCGCTCCGCTTGTGCTCAACGTCATAGCCATTGCGGTGCAGGCGCTGCCGGTGAATCTTCTGCTGTCCTCACGCTCCGCTGCGTGGGGCGGTCTGCGCTTTCGGGCTATCCTCGCCGTGATCTATCTCGTGCTGCCCAATAACGAAGAGATGAGCGGAGGCATCACCGAATCGCAGTGGATTCTGGCGCTGTGCGCGTTCATGCTACTGGTTGCCTCACCTCCGCGAAGCCGCATGGCAAAGGTTTTCGACTTTTCCATCTTCGCGCTATCCAGCCTGACCGGCCCGTTCTGCATACTTCTTGTGCCCATCGCGATCTTCCTAGCATCGAAGCGGTCGATGCGGACGGTTCCCCTCGCTGTAATGGCGAGCGCGAGCCTTATCCAGGGGCTTGAACTGCTAACCCATCCCGGCACTCGCAGCGTCGCGCCGCTCGGGGCAAATCCTGAGTGGTTCATCCGGCTTCTCTCCGGCCAGGTCTATCTCGGGACAATCTTCGGCGCAAGCGCGATTGCCTCCATCGATGGCCGATACATGCTTCTCTCTTTCGTATTCGTGGCGCTGGTGTGTACCCCCATGGTGGTGAGTTGTTTCCGACAAGCGCCCATAAATATGAGACTGTTTCTCGTATTTTCCGCGATGGTGCTGCTGGTTTCGCTGGCGTCGCCCTACTCCTTGCCGCCAGATGGAACGACGGTCTGGCAACTCCTCGCTGCCGTCCCCGGCCGGCGGTATTGGTTTTTCCCCACGCTTGCCTTTGCGTGGGCGTTGGTCTGCTGCGTTCGGAGCCGTTCTGAAGCTGCAAGAATTGTGTCGCGGGTTCTTGTCTTCCTAATGTGCATCGGACTGTTTCGCGACTTCCGACACCCGGCTTTCGAGGACTTGTCCTTTCAGCATTACGCCCAGGTGCTTCAGGACGCTCCGCATGGGACGGTCGTAACCATTCCCCACGATCCGCGAGGCTGGGACATGCGGCTCGTCAAACGCTAGGCTGTGTACAGCGTCCAGATCGACGCTCCACATGTATTCGATGTACTCGAATTAGCAAGCTGCCATCCGTAGCTGACCGGCGTTGAAATTGCCGTTCTAGCCTCACTAAAAAATGTGTACCAACTGTTCCCCATGTCGAAGGAGTACTGATAGAACCGGGTCGAACTACCATTGTCAAAGATACGAAAAAAGAAGGTGACAGCGAGACTAAATGGGATATTTGCCGTCGCCGTCGACAGGTCCCCTGTGGCCGAACTGACTCCAAATCTCCAGACTCCGCCAACCATCGTCACACGTATATGCCGCAACGTTGCCTGCGAGCCATCTAGAAGGAAAATCGAGAAGTCGGACCCTGTGGTGCTGTCGGCACATACCGCCGCAGCGCAGTATATTCCTATCGGTGACGACGGAAGCGCGGCATAGCGAAGCGCCGAATGATTGCTCGATCCAGCCGCAAGGGTGAGTGCAAAAGACTGTCCGGCAACATAACTGGTCGTCGTTCCTGCCGAGTCCGATCCGCTCAAGGTGTAGCTGGAGGGATTCGGCGGGGTTATGGTGAGGACTCCCGCCAGAGTGGCACCGCCGCCGCCGCCGCCGCCGCCTGAAGGCGTAGGGATGTTCAACGTTGTTCCGACAAGCGTTGCCGCACCACTTGAACCAATTGTGGTGAGGCTGATGCCACCGCTGCCTGGTGGAACGGCAAAGGTCGCATCTTCGCGCAAAAACTTAGTTGTTCCTGCTGTTGCTCCGGGATCGGGCACGGCTCCTGCCGCGTGGCCGGAACCCGAGGCAACGAAGACGGGAACATCAGCTGGAACCAACGCGCGAGGCGTCATGGGTCCGCTTGCTCCATTCGGGCTTGCGAGCACAAGGTTGGCAGCCTCGCTGGTCGCTGTGATGGCGATGGCTGCCGCGCTAGTCGGATTTGTAACTGCGACGGTCAGGAACGCTGGCACCGTAGCCGAGATGCTGGTGAGCGATCCCACACCCGTGGGCTTCGCCTTCAGCGCAATCATGATCGCCGCAGGCAGTGTGACAGTTGGCGTCGAGGTGACTTCGAGGGTGTTGGAGTAGCTCCCTGCGGCCCCGACCACACTGTCGAATGTCGCCATCTGCGGCCAGTTCCCGGAGCCGGAGGTAAACGGCAGAAGCTCGCGCTGCGGCCATCCAGTGGTGTTGGTGTAGGTCTCCACAAATCCGTTCTCATCGCCAGCGAAGGCGTGCAATAAATCACCAGCTACCGTTGTGGTGAGAGAAAGAGGAAGTGCCTGTCCTCCGGAGATGCCCGTGCCACTCAGGTTTTGCGTGAACACATCCAGCGCCGAGGCGCTCGCTACGCCGGTGTACTCGTGGATGGCCATGCCGGTGAAAAACGGCCTTGAGCCGAAGCCTCCAGTCGCTACGTTGAGCGTGACCGTGTTTGCGCCGCCAGCGCAGTTGTAGGCCACCCAGCAGGCGAATATCACATCCAGGCCGGGGCTCTGATTGGTCACCAGCGTGTAGGTGTTGCCCTGGGTGTCGGTGACAGTGAGGGCGCTGGTGAAGGCGTTGCCCATCGGCATCACGACGTCCACGATGATGCAGTTGCCCGCAGTGTTATTCGCTGCGAACGCCTTGACATTGTTGCCAGACCCAGGCGCAACCTGGCTTGCACCCTGCACGAAGAGCACTGGAGAGAGCGTCGCGGAGGGCACACCGCCGATCTGCACGTTGCCCGCCCCATCGGCAGTCCCGTGAACGATCTGGCCAGCTTGAATGTCTCCGAGAACGAGCGGTGCAGTCCCGTTTTTGGTCAAGGGATACGTGGTGCCGTTCCAGGTGATGGTGGAGGGACCGGTGCAGGCGTTCGCCGCCTTGAAGGTGATGGAGCTGAACTCCACAATTGTCGGCACTGGCGATTGCGTCACCACGTAGGCGTTGGCCGTGCCCGTGTCCGCCGAGCCCGTATACGTCTCCTGCTGCACCCCCGCCTGCGTCGCCATTCCTGCTGGCAAAGCCGCGCTGAGCTTGCCCGTGGTGGGGTCGATGGTGATGGTGGTGCCGTCGGGCTTGCTGACGCCGAGCAGCGCGTTGGTGGCCTGCTGGGGATACATCGTGATGGACTGCAGCGGTGTCGCGCCGTCGGTCTGCGGCTTGACGTTCTGATTGCCAGCAGGCGCGGCGGGCGACGTGCTGTTCAGCAGAATGCTTGTGGTTGGTTGACTCATGCTCCCACCTGTACCGTCTGCGGCGAAGGCCAGCCGCCTGCTAGTTCACTCACCGCACCGCCCGCAGGCAATGCGAGGATCGCGCCCATATAGGTATCACCCTGCACGCCCACCAGCGTGGTCGCGGTCGAAGCCGTGGCCGTCAGTGTGGGGCTGCCACTCTCACCCGCTTGCGTAGGATCCGCAATGGTGACGTAGTACCAGGTAGGCGTCGACGGCGCGGTGATGGTCAGGGTGCGCGCCGCATAGTTCACCGTCGCCGCGCCAAAAGTCACAGCGACGGCCGCAACGTGAATCGTCGTCGACGTCGGCTGGGTGAGTGCGATCGCCGGGTTATTGGTATAGGCGGTGGGTACGGGAAGGCCGCCGGGATTCACCCCACCTGATCCGCCTGTGGGCGTGTAGGGATAGGCGACGACGTCGGCGAGCTGCTGCAGGCCACCGCCAAAGGTGTTGAAGCTCAAGAATTTGAAGTACAGCGTCTTCCCAATCCAGAGCGGGTCCATCACCATCTTCAGAATCCCCGTCCCGTCGGGCGAGAGGAAGGCAAACCGTGAACCGGAAGCATGCGCCGCCCCGGTATTCAACACCGGCGCACCGAAGACGCCGCGATCGAGATGGTGACCTGTCCCCGTTGCCTTCAGGGTGTATTTGTTCGCCGCCGTCATCGTCGCGACAGCGTAGGTCATCAGCTCATACGGGATCGGCGTCGACGTCCCCGCGACGTAGCAGGGATAGACGAAGTTGTCTTCGTCGCTGGTCTGGAAGCTGGCCAACACGCCGAGGCACTCCGTCAGGTCCACAGCAAGATCGTTGGTCGTGTCCGGACTCGCCGCCGCTGCCCACGTCCCTACCGTCTCTCCCGTTGTGCCGTTGCCCATGATGGGGTCGCCGGCGGAGTTGTAGCTCAACCCGCCATCGGTCGAGATCATCACCTGGCAGCCGCCGTAGAGCAGGCTGGGACACGACACCGCCAGCCAGAGTTGCTGCTGGTTCTGCGCGGCATACTGCCTGGGCACGGGCTCGAAGATCACCGGAGGATTCACATCGCCCGCGCTCGCCGAGGGAGAAGGGCGATAGGGAGCGGGACTGGTCACGGCCAGCGTCTGCGGTGCGCTCAGGCCGTAGACGAAAGGCTCCGCCTCGCAGGTCAGGGCGAATTGATCGTCCTCCTCCACGCTGGTCAGCCGCACCGGCACCTGCAAGATGCCTTGCTCGCGATCGGTCACCGTCACCAGGTCCATCGCCTCCAGCGCGCCATAGCGGGCGTTCAGCTTGAACTGGTAGCAGACGTTCTCGATGTAGTTCTTTCGCCGAACCATGATGCGCAGCAGGGGCATGGCCACGGCGACGTCCTGCACCGCGTTGTTCACCACTGGATCGGCCTTGCGCACACCGTAGAGCGCTATGCTTGCCTCGTCTGCGACGGTGGTGACGATCTGCGCGTAGTCGGAGCTGCGGTTGAGGTGCTGCATCTGCACGACGGTGCTGAGGTCGGTGCGGGCCTTCCGCACCACCGTGATGGGCGTATCACCGATGAAGTCGCCGTTGGCGGCGTCGAGATTGGCCACTGGGCCGGACGCTGTTGGCGAGAGATACACCGCCCCATTGCCGACGGCCGAGGCCTCGCTGCGTGGAATCAGCTTCAGCCGGAAGCCCGACCATACCGGAGCGCAGTTGGCGGCCTGCACCAGCGACTTCAGCCACTCCGAGCAGGTCTGCTGCGAGGTCATCGCGAGCGAACCCCACAGACCTCCAGCGCGGCATTGCAGGCGAGTCAGGTCCGCCGAGGCCTGGTCGAGAATATCCAGCAGCGGCTTGGGGTACGTCGGCGGCTGCACGCATTTGAAGGCCAGCAGGCACATCGCGGCGGGAGTCGTAGGCTCGGTGATGGTGTAGGTGCCGGGGTTGGCGATGCGGCGCTCCTGCACCAGGTGATGCGCGGACGGGCTGTTGCCGTAGATATTCGGCGGGGTGAGGTTGTCCCACTTCGGGATCAGCGGATTGGGCACGCTGCCCGTGGTGTAGATCGGGATTGCGAGAAGGAATCCGGGATAACCCGCGGCATTGCTAGTGGTGATACTGAGCGAGGCCGTCGTTCCAGTGACACCGTTGTCGAAGGTGTCGAGCCCGGCGACCTCGAGCAGGGTTGTGCCCCAGCCCGCGCTCTGCCCGGTGACCGTCACCGTGCTGGCTCCGCCGAGGGCCTTCGCATGCCACACCTGGTAGCCCAGGCCCGAGCCGAAGACAGCGGTCCAGGTGTTGCCGCCACTGTCCGAGATGCCCAGCGTTCCCGATCCTCCCGTCGCGGCGACCACAAGGAAGTTGCCCGCCGTCGTCGGCATGTTGTAGAGGATGGCGCCTGAGCCCGTCGCGGCGCGGGTCGCGCACTTCTGCTGCACACATCCCGGCAAGTCGTAGAGGCCCACGCCGGTCTGGATGGGGCCGTATCCCAGCGCGCCGCCGATCGCCGACTGCATCATCCCGGACTTCAGGATGTCTTCCATGATGTCGACGAAGTCGCAGTCGCCGCGCGGGTAGAGGCCGAACTTCGACAGCACCTCCGGCGTAATGGATGGGATGGCCCCGCCGGAGCCAAGGTCCATCGAAGCCGAGCCGCACCCGGCATACCACGGATATTCGATCTGCTGCGTGGACAGCGGGGTGGAGGTGCCCTGCACGTTGCCGTCGTACTCGTCGCCGACGCCCAGCTCCGCCTCGAAGTGCATGCGCAGTTTGCTGATCGGCGTGTCCGGCAGCGTCGCGGAGGAGAGTTGCGCGTAGTAGACCGTGACTGTTGCGCCAGTGAAGACGTCCGACGCATCGCACTGCACGGTTGCGCCATAGCTGGGCTGCCAGCGGTAGCAGTACGGCCAGTTTTTATAGGCGGAGTTGCCGGTGGGGTCAGGGCCTGCGATCAGCTCGTTCCACAACGGCACTTCGAAGTTGCCCGAGACGGTCTGCGGTCCGCCGCCGTAGTCGTCGAATGTCTCGCTATAGCTCTGGGTGATGCTGACGCCGATCACGGCGTAGAAGTTGGCGTCGGGGATGGTCCACGGCCCCGCCCCGGTGAAGGTGTGGGTGACGAAGTTGAGCGGATACTTGCCGTTGTTCACCCAGAACTGCAGCGGGGTGAGAATAGGATTCGTCCCAATCAGGAACGTGATGTTCTCGATGTAGCCGGTCGCGCCCTTCTTTGACGCCTTCCCCTTTTTGTCGGAGGGACCCTGGCGGAAGTTGGCGGCCCAGATGGCGAGCAGCGCCCCAATCGTGCACCCGTAATACGTCGGGATGGCGAGGCCATAAGTAGAGGCCTGCATCATCGAGCCGTACGCGGTCAGCGACTGGCTGCTCTGGTTTTTTCCAGATTGCATAAGTGCCTCAAAAACAGGGAAGAGGGAAGAGGGTATAGGGAAGAGATGGCAAAAAAGCGAGGAGGTAGAGTTTTCTCTTCCCTCTTCCCTTATCCCTCTTCCCTTGTTTTCCATGGGGAAAAGATTGCCATCTCGCGGTGCGAGGTCAGCGGATGCAGCGCCGGCCGGGTCTCAAAGACGCCTTTGTCGAAAGCGTGAATCGCCTTCGGCCACGCCGTAACGATGGAGCCGTGGTTGTAGACCTTGCTGCCGGCGACGCGGTAGATTGCGATGTCGCCGGGTTCTGCGGGAGGCGTGCCCAGGCATCGGCCCTCCCAGGTGCAGGTGGCGTATTTGCTCAGCTGGTCGAAATATTCTTCGACGGCCGTGTTGCAGAACCAGTCCTGCGAATACACCGGAAGATCGAACACCGTCGCCAGGCCCAGCGCGATCAGGTGAGCCTCGATCAGCGTCTGGCAGTCCACTCCTGCCCCCAGGATGCGCGCACCCTTGACATACGGTGTGCCCTTCCACAAGCTGGCGGCGGCGACGGCTTCGGAGCGTGTGATCATATCGCGCTCTGCGAACTCGGCACATAGGGGAAGCCGAAGTAGTCCCCATCCGCCTGGTTTACGGGATTCTTGCCGCTGATGTAGAACGTGTCGACGCCGGGCGTCGGAGCCCAGGGCAGCGCCGAGAAGAGGTTGAGCTGGGTATGGTGGTTGCCGTGTCCATCGATAAAGGTGCTGTTGGCCCCGATGATGCTGTACTGACCCTGCAGCGTGCCTCCCCCGTTGAAGACCACATAGCCATCGTCCAGCGCTCCGTCGGAGTAGATGCCGAATGCGCTGGGCGACGTCTGATCGCAGATCAGCAGATTCGGCGTGCTGCCGGCGAAGACGGCGAACTGTGGGATGGCCGAGGAGCCCGGAGGGACTGTACCTCCGGTATAGCTTGCCGTGGGGTTGGTGACCTCAATGACGCCCGACGGAACCTTCTGATCGATCACATACAGGTAGCTGTTGACGGAGAACTGAATCGCCGCGGTGGTCGGGGTCACCTGACCGATGTAGCCGCCAAAGAGTTCAAACGCTCCCAGGGTGTTCGCGTCGCCGTGCGTGGGCATCACGCAGCGCCACACCCGCACCCGCTTGTTGTCGAAGTACCCCATCCGTGCCAGCTGGTAGGGGCTGGCCGTCGCGATCGAGGTAGTGATGACCTTGTTCAGCGGCGACCATGCCAAGTCCAGCGTGGGGATCTCAAGCCCAATCTTCGACTCGACCGTACCCCGGGTGATGACCGTGGTCAGAAACGTTCCCCATGCAGACCACAGCAGCGGCGATTCGTAGTCGGTCAGCCACAGCGCGGCGGGGTCGTCGGCCTCGCCGATCAGATACAGGTTCGCCAGGCGCAGGTCATGGTTCGCAGCGATGTAGGCCAGATACGCCGCCGTGGTGTCCTGCCCGTTGCCGCCGGTAAGTTTTTTCATAAAGCCCCAAGTGCAGGGAAGAGGGATAAGGGAAGAGGGAAGAGAAAACTAAAAAAGCCCCGCGCGGCTGTCTTCCCGGCCCTATAATGAGCAGCGGGGGTCAGGGAAGCGCCTGGGCTTGAGATATTGTCGATTTAGTGGTGCACCACGCTTCGATGATTCAAGGGCAATTTACGGTGGTTCGAATCCACTCCCCCACGCCCTCTCTTCCCTGTCCTACACCAGCACCGGCCGCGCCGACTTCAGTGTGAGATAGGTACTGGTGCCGGCCTCGCCGCCGCCCGCCGTCCAGAACTGCGCGAGAAACTGCGAGAAGCCCTGTTTGTCTTCGGCAAAGCGCACGCGGAAGTAGAAGTAGAAGTTTGCCGTCACCGGGCCGGTCGGCGTATGCAGCCACTTCAGGTAAAGCCCCATGAACGAATATCCCGGCAACGCGAGGCCAGGGCCGAGCAGCAGATAGTCCGTCCCGGCCGTCTGCAACACGCCATTGTCGTAGACCTCGATCGGCGAGACGATGGCTGCGGCTGCAGTGCCCGTCGCAGTGCCCTGCGCGCCGGTTGGTCCTGTAAAGATCACCGCATTCGGTAGCGCCCACGCCAGTCCTTGTCCTGCCGGCACGGCAAACGGTGCGGCGATCTGGGTGTCCGTGGTGGGCGTGGCGCTGGTGTAGTAAATGGCATAGCCGACAGCAGTGACGGTCGCTTCGTCGGTCAGGGTCGGCCCAAGAAAGAGCGAGCATGCCGTCTCTACCCCGATCCCCTGACCCGCGAGCGCGGAGAGCGATGTGCCTATGCTTGGCCCGTAAAAGAGCGTGCTGGAGAAGCTGCTGTTGTCGGGGTTGGAGGGCGACGTGAAGGTGCCTCCTACCGTCGGCGGCCCGGTCATCGCCGGCGTGCCGGAGCGCCACGCAATGGTGGTGATGGCGGCGAAGACAGCGCTCCCCACGAAGACTGGGTAGATTCCCTGGATGACAGCGTCGGAGGGCAGCGGACGCGCGATGGAGGTCATCGCAAAGTTGCTCCACACAATCGATTCCGTGCCGAAGGCAAGCGGACGGCTTTCGTTCCATGTCACCGCGCCGGTGGCGTTGTTCCATCCGGTGATGATGACGCTCTGCAGGTCGGTGATGTCTTCCAGGAACTGGCCGCCCATGTTGCGCTGAACCGGCGAGTACGACGTCCCGGCACCATCGTTAACCACGGAGAGCTGCGCCATGGGAGTGTTCGGCACCCCCGCGATCACGCCCGGCCCGACAAAGTCGTCCGTGGGATCGTCGAAGAGGAAGCTGTTGGCCTTGCCGCCGCACGCCAGCAGAAACCCCTGCAGCAGACGGTAGTCGGTGACGCGGGCCTGTCCGCGCGCAGCTCCCGGCTCGTCGAACAGAAACTCGTAGGTCAGCTCCCAGTTCCACACCGGATTGTAGGTCTGCGCGACCGTGGTCTCCGCCAGGTTGGTGGCCTTCTGCGCGACGGTGTTGAACTCCGAGGTCTTATCCACCGGATAGCTCAACCCGCGCACATTCGATGGAAACACTGCCAAAGTCATAAAAGCCTCTGAAAAACAGGGAAGAGGGAAAAGGGAGTAGACGGCACTCCTTTATTTACTTGACACATTAGTGTAATGTGCTAACCTTCTCCTGCATTACACATTACAGTAATGCGCATAAGGAGACTCCAATGCTTGCAACCATCGTCCACGCCGCCATCGTCCACATCATCTACACCTACATCGTCTTCGCGATCGTGCTTTGCGGCGTCGCCTGCCACGCCCTGGGAAGGAAGAACCCCTTGAGCACCTACACCGACGAAGAAATCTTCAAGGAAGCTGGCCGCCGCCAGCGCGCCAGGGTGAAGTCGCCACCCCGCGCCAAGGTGATGCGCCTTTGCCCCAAAGGCTGTGGCAAACAGTTCGGCGCCCGCGAGATGCGCGTGCACACTCCGAAGTGCAAAGGAAAGGGAGAGTAGTTTTCTCTTCCCTCTTCCCTTATCCCTCTTCCCTGTAGTTAGTAGCTGAGCTTTCCGCGCCGATGCGCCATCTGCATCCCCGCCACCAGGTCGCGCGACGACGCCGACTTGTTCCCCCCAAAGTTCTGGTTGATGGTGGCATTCATCGTCCGCGCGCCACCGCCGCTGCCATTGTTATTGTTGTTCACCATGCGCTCGAAGTTGTTGGTTTGCGAGGTGGTCAGCACGCGCTCTCCGGAGTGCGCCAGGATCGGCACTGCCATCCCGGGCGAGCCGCCCACCACGCCGCCCTGCTCGAACGCGGCCAGCGCCATCACGCCCGCGTAGGTGGCGGCTGCGGCGATCGCACCCAGCTCCGGGCCGATGATGGGAATGTCCGCCATCGCGCTCCACGCCTTGCCCGCCGCGACCGCCGCCGCATGGTTCATCTGCTTCAGCGCGGAGAGCAGGCTAATCGAGTCCGACTGCGCCGCGCCCGCCGCATCGACAGCCACACCCGCCTGCACCGCCGTCGCATGGGTCAACTGCATCTTCAGCCACATCTCGGCGTGCTTCACCAGCATCTGCTCGAAGTTCTGGGCCAGGCCCTGCACGATCTTGACGCCCATCTGGGCGAAGTCGCGCGAGATATTCCTGTTTCCGGCAATCAGATCGTTCTGCACCTTCAGCCAGCCCTGGTTGATCTTGTCGAAGGCCTTCAGATACGGCTGGGTGATCGCGGCATTGATGGCAGCCGTGTCCTTCGCCGCGCTCTGCTGTCCCTGCCCCTGCAGTTGGGTGATCTGGTTCTGCACGCCCTGCGACTGCGTCGCCTTCTGCACCGGCGACAGGTTCTCATCCTTGGCGATGCGCTCGAGTTCGACCTCCAGCTCCTTCAGCCGGGCAGTGTACTCCGCCGTATGGATGGCGGCGATGCGTTTGGCCGCGCCCAGCTTCGAGATCGTTCCTTCCGCCTCCGCCGCGGCAATCTTCGCCATCTGCATATTCGCCGCGTTCGTGGCCTCGAGCGCCGCACCGCGCGCCACCTCTTCGTGGTACTGCCGCCAGCGCTCGCCCGTCTGCAATAGGTCCTCAGCGATATTCTTGCTCCACGCCGCCATGGCGCGCTGCCCTTCCAGCAGGTCCTTCTGACCCTCATCCTGCTGCGGCTTTTTGTCGCCGGTCAGCGAGTCCATCGCCCCAACGGGATCGCCGCTCTTGAACTGCGCGATGGCCGATCCGGCCTTCTTCGCGCCCTGCTGATCGAGCTGGCCCAGCTTCTCCGTCAACTGCCGGTACTGCTCCGTGCCTTTGGCGAACTCGCCGATGCGCGCGGCCCAGAAGTCGTGCTCTTCCTTCAGAGTGAGCTTATGCGCCTGCTGCAGCTCGGCATACTCCGTCTCCATCGCGTGCAGACGATCTTCGGCGGCATGGTCTTTCTTGCTGGCTCCGCCGCCGCTGCCCAGTCCATCGCCCGGCCCGTCGTCGCCCGCCTCAAGCTTCGCGCCCAGTTTGGGCGGCGCCTTGAACCGCGAGAGCGCCTCGTTCCACGCATCCTTCACATCGGTAAAGCCCGACTTGAAGGTGTCGACAAAGCCGTTCTTCAGCTTCTCTGCATCCTCCTTGGCCGCGCCAAAGTCCATGCGCCCTACGTCGAAGGCCAGCTTCGCCCCGGTGGCGATGGAGAGCCCGATAGCCTGCACCGTGCGCACGATGGCCTCGCCCGCGGTGAAAATGATCGCAGCGGCTACCTCGAAGTCCCCGGCGATCCCAGCGATCAGGTCGCCCGCGTGCTCCAGCACCGGCATCATCACGCTCTTCGACTCAGCGGACAGGTCCGCCATATCCTTGGTCCAGCGCCGTGCGGCGTCCGCGCTCTCGTCGGTGACCCCGGTCAGCTTCGCCGCCTGCTTGATATTCTCTTCGAGCGCCGAGCCCTGCTCGCGGAGAATGGGAATCAGCGCCTGGCCGCCCCGGCCAAACAGCGCCGTCGCCACCGCAGCCTGCACGGCGTGGTTGGTATGCTGCTCGAAGCCCTGAGCGATACGCTCGAGCATCTGCTCGGCGTTGAGGCTCTTCACCTCCTTCACGGAGATCCCGATTGCAGCAAAGGCAGCGAGCAGAGGCTTGCTTCCCCCAGCCGCCAGAGCCTGCGCCTTCTCCATCTTTACCAGGCCGAGCGCGATGGGCTCAAACTCCCCACCCATCTCGCGCACGATCAACTGCAGTCCGGAGAGCGAGGAGACGCTGATGCCCGTCTTGGCGCTGAGGTGGTCGAGCTCGACGTTCATCTTGGCCAGCTCGTCGAGAAAATGCGCCGCGAACCCAACGCCAATCGCTGCGCCCAGCAAACCGCCCAGCGCCGCGAAGCCGCCGCCGATCCCCGCTTCGGAGAGCTTCGCAGCCTCGGCCATCTCGACGAACTTCTCCTGGACCTCGCCAGCTGCTTCCTTCACTGAAAGCGCGATCCTCTGCATGGAAGCGACCCACACATTCGAGGAGAGCCTCGCGGCCAGTGCCGCCTCCTCGGCTGCGGCTGCGGTCTCCTTGTGGGCGACGGCAATCTCGGCATCGAGCGCCACCACCTTTTCGCTGGCAGCGGCATAAAGCGCGGTGGCTGTGGCCGCATTGAACTGCTCGTTATTCATCAGCCGGATCGAGGTGCGCACCTCGGTGTTGGCGGCGATGCGCATCTTGACGAGCTGCGCCTCCTTCAGCGCCTGCTCGCTCAGCCCGGCCACAGCCGCCTTGGTATCGGCGCTGATGCTGATAAACGCACGATTGGCAGAGACAGCCGCAGCCTGAGCCTTGGTGCTCAGCTCCTGGAAGGAGACGCCCATGCCCTGCGTTGCCGACTGCACCGCCTCGGCGGACGTGGCCATCCCCTCCTGCAACTGGTCGGTGGAGACGATTGCGCCAATTTTTACGACTGCGTCTTCAGACATTTGGTTTGCCTTTTTTGGCGGCCATTTCGAGTTGCTGCTGGTTCCACGCGATCAACTCGCGCAGGTGAGGAGTCAGCGGAGCCGTCGGCATACTCACCCGCATCTGGCGGCTTTGCTCCTGCATGGCCTCCTCGGTGAGGACGACAGCCTTCTTCGCCTTCGGCTTCATGTGCACCGCCGAGAGAATCACATAGGCGGGCGGATACTCCTGCAGGTGCTCGAGGAAGTCGAAGACATCGCAGGCGGGCTGCTCCCCGCACTCTGCGAACGTCCAGCCGGCGTTACGGATCAGCGTGCCATACACCCAGCGCCAATCTATTTCGCCGGCAGCGCTTCCCCCGTTTTTGCCGTCTTGAAGCCGGACTGGCTCTGCACAATGACCAGCACCTCGGAGAAGTTGCCGATGTCCAGCCACTCCCACAGGTTCTCATCCGTCACATCCGGATAGTTGCGCCGGATGGCTTTGCCGATGATGGGGACGTAGGCCTTGAAGGTGTCCACGATGGTCTTGGCGGAGTCTTCCACACTGCCCTCGAAGGCCGTGGCCGCGCCTGCGATGTGGGCGTAGTTCTCCTCCACCTGCTTGAGCGAAAGCGACGGGATGATGTACTCCCTGCTATTCATGAAGAACGGGACGCCCTTATATTTCACTTCCTCTGCCATGAATCCTCCGAAACGGGTATAGAATTCTGAAACTTGCAAAAACGAGGTGTCGCCATGACGACCCGACTAAAACATCCCTACTGGACAGCGCTGATTCTCTGCGTGACTGTCCTTTTTTCCTGCCTCTACGCCCTTAGCGCGACGAACACAGATCGCGAGGAGGCGCAGCGCACCTCGGCGGCCAAGGCGGTCCTCCAGGAGATCGAAGCAGGACGCATCAGCAACGGTTTCGCCTTCGCCCAACGCTGCGGACAGCCATCCCGAATCACGCGAATCGGGAAAGATATGGCCATGCATTACCCGGAGGACGGCATCTCCGTGCTCTTTACCCGGCTTCACCCAAAGGACGCAACCGACCTCACGTTTCACATCTCGTTCTGGAGCACCGACGTCGCCGGGCATCCTCTCGATGCCCATAAGGCCCTCATGAAGCTCTCCTGTAAAACGAACTGACTGGCGGGACCGATTGATATCAGCCCCGCCCCCGGGCGGCCCTAGTCGGTGTACAGCAGCCCCAGGACCTCGTTCACATCGGCGTTGCAGCTGAAGTCGATGTCCGAGATCCAGAAGTCTTCCTGCTTGGTCGGCTTTGTAAACCCTCCAATGGTCACCGAGTTCAACTGCGTCAGGTCAAGGCCGCCGCGAAACTGGTTCCACAGCACCAGTTGGCACTCGGGAGCATAGCCCATCAGCTGATTGTTGATGATGAGCGTGCTGCCCAGGGTGCTGGAGTTGCGGAAGCAGAGCTTGACCGGGAAGGCCGAGGTCACGTCCGCGGCGTTGAAGGCATAGGATGCGGCAGTGGGGGAACCGCCGGTCACCGCAGGCGTGAAGCTGTACTGGCCCACAGCTGGAGCGCTGGGCACCTTGGCCATGTTGAGCCCCGTGCTCATGTTGATCACACCCTGGTCGTCGGTGACCAGCAGACCGGCCCCCAGCGCCGGTGTCACGGTAGCGGCGATGGCGTGAACCTCGTCAATAGGACGGTTGCCGCCCACAGTCAGCGCCTGGCCAAAGTAAATCTGGTTGATGTCGTTGGCATTGATGGCCCCGACCTTGGCCTTGCCGGTGACATCGATCTTGCCTCGCGCTACAGCTTCGGCCAATTGCTTCTGCCCATACAGCTTCTTCAGGTCGCCCTTGAAGTCGACAGAGGCCTCCTGCATGATCTGCAGACGGATCGGGGTAGGGTTGGCGGCGAGGTTGCCCGCATTCGGAGTGAACGTCGCCACCCCGGAACCAAACTGGATATTCAACATGGTGATCATGCTCCTTCGAATCGGGTGAGTGCTGCGCAAGAGATGAAGCAGGGTGTAGGTGGTAGGGGGTAGGGAGTAGAAGAGCGTTTTCTATTCCCTACCCCCTACCCCCTATCCCCTGCCTTTATGGCACTAAAATTCGGATCGGCAGAATCGCCGCGCCCTGCTGGGTGTAGATCCCGGTGTCCATATCCACATCCCCTTCAATCCAGCAATGCGTCACCAGGCCGCCCAGCGTCAGCTTGCCGGTGCAGGGATCGTCGGGCTGCATGGCATCGTCGATGCCCTTCAGCAGCGCATTCAGCGCCGTCGCCCCCACTACCGTCTCCTGCCCGATGCCATCGAGCAGCGGCTGCGGAGCCTGGAAGTAAAGAATCAGGAACCCGGACAGCGTCAGCTTCACCGGCGTTCCCGGCGGCTTGGAGACCCGCGTCTCCCGCGCCTGCACCAGGAACAACGCTGGCTGCATCTCCGGCGTCAGCGTGGGCGGCTGGGTATGCTGACGACTGAAGGTCTGGTAGCTCGACCCCACCTTCGCCTGCAACAGCGCGAACAGCGCCGCCCAGATGGGTTCGCGATCGACTCCGCTATACAAGCCCACCGGCGGCCTCCGTGATGCGTTGCGTGATGATGTCGAGAATCGTCGGCTGGTACTCGATCAGCGACGGATTCATAAACGGATGCGGCTTGACCGAGAAGGCGCGATGCCCGCGGGTGAAGACACTATCGCCATCAGCCGGGGTGAACTGGTAGAGCACACCCTTCGCCGTCCCGATGGTCGATGGGACATTGGTGCCCGCCTCGAGCCAAAGTCCGAGATGTTTCTTGCCGAGCTCCGCGTCCACAGTGCCCTTGATATAGTGTGGCGTCTCCGTCACCTTCGGGCTGCCCAGCACATGGCCCAGCAGCTCGCCGGAGCGGCTGACGATGGGGCTCCCCTGCAGCTTGTCCGCGACGGTCCAGGCCAGGCCCTCCATGGCCTGCTGCATGCCGCTGCGTATCGCGGCCATAATGTTCTGCCGAGTCTGCTCGAGGTAGTCGAGGACCCCAGTGACACTCTCTTCGTCGACGGCAAACTGGAGCATCAGCTCTTCTCCGCCGTCGTAAACGTCCGGTTGATGCGGGTGACCTTGTAGTAGCGGTCGTCGTCGCGCTTGTTCAGCGACGGCCATTCGCGCTTATACCGCTCCGCGACTGCGGCGGTCGTCGGCGGCATGGGAGCTTCGCGGTCATACGTGACGTGCTCGCCGCCTACCTCGCGCTGCGACGATACGCCCGCGCCGGGACGGCCCTTGTAGCGCGCCGCAACCCACTCGATGACTGCCTGCGCCACATCGTCGGGCGGCTCGGCGTAGCCGGCGGCATACGCCACCACCACCTGCGCGGCGTCAGTAAAGGCTGACCCCACCAGGTACAACTGGTTGATACGCTCCGGGTCGAGATCGGCGTCGAGGTAGTAGCCGGGAGCGATCTTGTCCGCCGAGGCGGCTATGGTCGTACCCGCAACCGTCAGCGCAGTGACCGCCGTGATGGGCCAGTGGCGCATCGCCATGCGGCTGTTGCCGTCGCCCTCGCGCACCTCAGTGTATTCGGCGGTAAGGAAGTCCGTCCGCTCGATCGCGCGCAGGAAGTCCGCACTGGTCGACGTGACCAATTCGGTCAGAATCGCGTCGGAGCCAGTCTGCGCGATCGCGAGCCATGCTTTGACTGCGTCGAGTGTGGTGAGATCGGGCAAAGGAAGCACTCCAAAAATGTCTTTTTGGCTGTGAAGCTGCTTTTTAGCTCACGCGGTTGATATACGGTCCGAGCATGTCGTTGACGATGGACGGAGGCTGTTTTTCCATCGGATAGCCGTCGCGGAAGAACTGCGCGAGTAGCAGAATTGCGTCGAGGATCGGCTGAGGAACGCTCGCTCCAGTGGCTCCGTAGCCGCAAGTGAAAGTAATGGAGATGTTATTCGGAATCAGCCGCGTCGGAGGCCACGGCATCAGGTACGGCGGGTTGAGCCGCGCCGGCTGCGAATCGCTCCCCGGATCGAGCTGGTAACCCCACCCCGACATTGGTTGCACGATGCCCTGCGTGTCGACATAGGTAAAATCTCCGAGCGATTGAAACGGCTGCTTCGGCAGAAGCACGGGATGATGCCCGTGATTCTGATACAGGCGATCGACGCGCGGCCAGCCATCCAGCAGCATCTGCCAGGTCTGCGTGATGAAGACGCGGCGCGTGGTGTCCTCACACATCGCGCGCGCGGTGCGGATGAAGCGGCGGAGCTGCTGTGTGTTGGCCATCTCCTTGACGTGGTCCGTATCTTCGACCGGCGACAGCCCGCACTGAAGCTTGAGATCGTGCAGCGAGACCGGCTCGACCGCTGGCGGCGTGATGAGGATCTGAGGCATTAGCGCTTGGCCTTTTTCTTCGGTGCGGCGGAGATGCCCGGCAACGGATTTCCCGATGCGGAGATGCCCGGCTCAACTCCGGAATGCTCGGGCGATTTGCGCGGATCCGTGGCGCGGCCGTCGGCGATCATCTGTTTGGCGCAGTCGGGACGCACGTCGCGTAACTCGCCAGCGTAGCGTCCGGATTTCATCAGAACTTCCATTGGCAATTCTCGAAGGGAAAGCCAGGGCGCGGCGACGGCCTAAGCCATAGCGCCGCCGCCGCCCTTGGGGTGTTGCGCAGTTGCAGGCTGATGGGTTAGACCAGGACGGTGGGAGACTGGTCGTTCGCGTACCGCGCGCCCGAGAGCACGAAGAAGATGGCTGCGATGACCGAGTTTGCCGCGTTGGCGATCGAGACGCGGACGTAGCTGAAGCCCGAGGGCATCGCAGCGCTGTCCAGCTCGATCTGGTAAAATATGTTGTCCGTCGCGGGCGGCTGGTAACCTGCCGCCACAACGGACTGCCGTGCGGCCAGCACATCGCCCGCCGCCGTCTCGGACGGGAACAGGTCGAACGGAATGGCGGTTGCGCCCGTCCCATCCTGCGCGGTGCAGGCCTCGACAGTGATCAGCCCGGGGGCCGCTGCACTGATGCCGATGCCAATGATTGCGGTCAGGTGGGAGTACTTGGAGAAGTTGATGGCGGCGCTGTGCTTGCCGCCGGTGACATCGACAGGCGCCAGCGCCATGACGGTGTGCCCGGACTGCGAGAGATAAAACCGATCTGCACTCATTGGAGTCCTTTCGGAGCCGAAGCCCAGAAGAGAAGGGGAGAGCGGGGCGCACATCAGGCCGCCCCGGACTCGGGTTCAAAGCGAAGCTGCGAACTAGGGACGCGTGACGAGTTGAATGAACGGCGACTGCTTCGCCGTGCCATTCTTCGGGGTGACTGGCTTGTCCCACGCGGACTCGCCGGCAATCCGCATCTGCCAGCGGAATGCCTGCTCGCCAGTGAGGAACGCCACGTGAATCGAGGTGTCCGCCTTGACGCCGCCGCGCTTGCCGAGGATGTACTGGCTGAACGCGCCGAGCGTGATATCGCCCTGCGTGCCGCACGTTGCCGCCTGCTCGATCGGCAGCACAGGAAGGCCAAGCAGCGTGCCGTAGCTCTCCATGTTGCCGCGCTCGCCGGGAGCCTTGTACAGCAGTTCCACCGCCGTGCCCGAGCCGCGGGTGAGGTTCCAGAGCTGCGGCTCAGTGTCCTGGTTGATGTACCAGGCCGCGCCGCCGCGCAGGTAGCCAGGCATCCGTGCGTACATCTTGAGGATGTTGTTGGTGACGATGGTTGCTGTCGCCTGCGCAGCCTCCGCCGCGATCGCGAGGATCGCATTCGAGTTGTTGATGCCGAGCGGTCCGCCGCCAACGCCGGGGCCATTGAGAATGGCGTCATCGGCCTTGAACGACATTTCGTCGGGCACCACATCATTGATGTACTTCGACCAGGCTGGGGAGTCTTCCAACTGCTCGTCCGTGCCGTAGGTGAGGACAGTGAGCTTGTCCACCTGCAGCGCGATCTGACGGAAGGTAGGCTTGGATCCAGTGAAGTTTTTCGCCTCGTACGTCCAGAATGCCTGCACGCCGCCGTTGCGCGCGCCGTCTGCACGGCTCGCATCGTTGGCGCCGTTCATGATCAGGCGGTTGCTGCTCATGGGCATCTGGTTGCAGCGGCTGGCGAGAACGCCCGCGGCAAACGTGCGCCGCACGATCTCGGGAGAGAACTCCGGGGCCACCAGCATGCCGCCATCGACGTCCACGGCCTCGCTGCCGCCCTGCGCAGCCAGCAACCGGACATCGGTGGCATGCGGGGTGATCTTCGCCTGCTTGATGGCCTTCATCTGCTCTGCGAGGGAAGCCCACGGCTTATCTTCGGCATTGTTGTGGCCGACGGATGCGGATGCGCCAGTGGCGACAGCGGCAACCGTGGGAGCGGTGCGCTCGGCTTCGAGTAGAGCTTCCTTCTGCGCGATGGGAGCGTTGTAACCGTTCGCCTCGGTCATCGCGGCCTCGTAGCTCGTGGTCTCCTCCGCAGTGAGCAGACGATCCTGGCTCTCCGCAAGGTTGTGAAGCGCACGGGCCTTTGCCAGTGCGTCGTGCTTCTTCTGCCGCAGTGCTGTGATGTTCATGGATCCCCTCCTCAGGGCTTGGTGCAGGTTGAGAGAGTTATGGACACGCGTCGCGGCAGGCTGCCATTGGGCAACTTTGCAAACGCTCGAAAAGACTTCGGCTCAAACAAAAAGCCCCGCATCGGCGAGGCCTACATGAAATTGATTGGTGATTAGGCGGCGGCAATCTCCAACTGCCGCTTACGCGCAGCGTTGATGTGGGCGACCTCGTCGTCTGCCGCGATCTCGGGCACATCATCTTCCATCGAAGTGGAGCTGCCATACCCCAGCGACACGCCGAAGCGGGCCAGCACATCGTCGATCGTACCGATAGAGTCCACCATGCCAAGCTTCTTCGCCTGCTCGGCTCCAAAGCTCAGGCCCTGTCCATACGTGCCGTGCACAGCAGACTGGCTGATCTTGCGGCCCTTCGCTACCCTCTTTTCGAACATATTGCCGAACAGGTCAACCATCTCCTGCATATTCGCCTTGTCCGAATCACTCAACGGCTCATACGGGTTGCCAGAGGCCTTGTTCTCGCCAAACTTGATGATCGATATCTTCACACCGAGATTCTCGAGGTACTTCGAGACATCTTCATGTGCGCAGTACACTCCCACCGATCCGGTCTTCGAAGAGGGGCTCGCAACAATCTCATCGCACGCGCTGGCGATGTAATATGCCGCCGAGCAGCACTGCTTATTGGAAACCGCGATCGTTTGCTTCTTCCCGCGCGACGCGTAGATCTCGGCCGCCAGCTCCTCGACGCCCTCCACGGTTCCACCCGGGGAGTCGATATCGAGCACAATAGCCTGCACACCCGGGTCATTCACTGCCTGGCGGAACTGCTGCAGCAGCTTGACTGTCGAGGTCGCGGCCGGGCCGGAGATATCGCCCATCGAGCTTCCTCTATGCAGGATCAACCCATACACCGGCAACACAGCCACCGAGCCATTCGAAGCCTGCGAGACCTTCTTCGCGCGCGCTGCGCTGATCTCGGAACCGCCGTGCAGATCGGCAATCACCGCCGCCTCCGCATCCTGCCCCTGTGCCTTCATGGCCAGAAATCCCAGGACGCCATAGAGCTTCGCCTCATCGATCGCCCAAACCTGCGACCGCATCGCGCTCAAAATGCTTGTGTATGCCTTCATCGGACTCCCTCCACGGCCAACGCCGTCAGCTTTGCGGCTTCGGTTGCTGCTACCTGCTCAATCCAGACCTGCGCGGCCGCGTGAAACTCGTCATCCTCATCCGCCATCAGCATCGACAGGTGGTTCGCTCGCGCATCGCACCCGATCTTGACGTTCAGCGAGGCCGTGGCTTCCATATGGAACGCTTCCGTGATCCACATCCAGTGCTCGGCGTAGAACTCGGTGATCTGGTATGTTCCAGCGTCCTGCGCGATCATCTTGCGGACGGCGGAGACTTCTTTGCGCACACAGCGGTCCGCCGTGCCACTCGCCAGAAGCTGCATGCGCGCGGACATCATCATCTCCGCACTCGCCTGCGCCTTGCTACCAGCATCGCCACCGGCGCCGTCATCCGTCCCATCGTCGTTCGCCGGGTCGCTGGTATCCGAGTTGTCAGACTCGCCCCTCGAAGGCCCTTTCGCGGGCGCGATGGGAGCGGTGAGTTGCTTCAGCGGAAGCAGGTTCGCACTCCGCCAGAAGACCTTGCCAGCCGCGTCGGGGATGGGGTTGAGATCCTCGAGTTCGCGGACATCGTCGGGGCACATCCACCCGGCCGCAATCGCCGAAGCGTATCCGGCGAAGCGGGTTGCATTGTCGCCGCGCAGCAGCGCAGCCATGGACATCTTCCAGTAGTACCGCGAACTGACGATCAGATCGCGCTGGACACATTGCTCCCACATCACCACCATCGGGTGCACGGTATACTGCGCCGTCATGATGTTGAATTGCTCGGTACTGGCGAACGTCGCCGCCTTGCCCGCGTCCACTCCCACCATATGCGGCAGCACGCCGAACAGCGAGCAGATCTGCATGTCAGAGTACTTCGAGCCTTCCAGCAACTGCGCATCGACGGGAGTGACGCTCAAACTCTTGGCGTCTACACCCGGAGGAAGCATCATCGTCTTGCCGCGATTTTCGGCTGTGTTTCCGGCCTGCACGCTTTCGATGTACTTTTTCTCGTCCTCCTTCGTCGTGAACTTCAAGCCGGTCATCACCAGGCCGGTGCGGGCATCATTCTTCATGAAGCGCGCCAGGTAATCCTGCCGCGCCAACGCCAGCCCTACAACGTCAACCCCCATCGAAATCCGGGACTGACCCACGGCCATATTGTCGGACCAGTCACGCAGGTGGAAGACTTCGTCCTGCGTGTAGCGCTTAGTCTCATTAGTCAGCGGATCGTTGTAGACATAGATCAGCCGGCCTGTGTTCTTCAGCACCTCCACCGTCACCCGGTCCGGATGCATCGGCCACAACTGATCAACCGGCCCCCGCGGCCCCTGAACCTTCAGTGCATAGGCATTCCCGCGCAGGTCCACATGCGCGTTCATCATCATCTTGAACTCGTATGCGGTCTGCACATCGTTCGGCTGATACGCCAGAACGTCGTAGAGCGGATGGTTCGTCACCACCTTACTTCCACCGCCGGCCAGGTCCACGCGAATCTTGCCGGGCAGCATGCCGATGATCTTCGCGCGCACCGAGACGCATGCAATCACCGTGGAGTGGCGCTTGGACGTCTCGGGATTGACGCGCATGCCGCTGGAACTGGGCGAGCTCGTCGGCGAATACCAGTAATCGTCCCAAGGTGCAGGTGCGCCGCCGGCGTCCGCGCGCATACCTATGCCGCCTCGGAAGATGCTTTCGATAGGGTTCAATTACTTCTCCCAACCTTCACGAACGGCGTTGTAGGCCAGCAAGAGCGCCGGGATCGCAATCAAGATGCCTGCGAGCATCCACGCTCCGGGACGCCACGCGAGCGCAACCCCGTGGACAACAAAACTACATCCAATAACAGCCACCAGGCCGCCGATCGACATAGTTACGTTGCGCTGCTTCTGTTTAGACATAGAGGACATATGGTCTTGTGTACTGCTGCTCTGGTACCTGCATCGCGCGGCCGAGCGCCATGGCCGCCGCCACCATGCCGTCAATCTTTTCCTTCGACCTGCTTTTGTCGAACTTCACATTGCCGGCCGGGTCCATGAAGGCGACGACGTTGAGAGCCATCCAACGCATCACCGGATGGCGGCCATGTGCCCACTTGCCTTCGAGCACGATCTCCATCATTCGCTTGACAGGAGCGTGCATATCGTTGAAGCCCTGACCCCACTTGATCATCGTGAAGCCGTCACTCTCGAGGTCGGTCACAATCGAATTCGAGTTCCAACGGTCGAAAACTATTTCCTTGATGTCATACAGTTCGGCACATTCGCGGATCTTCTCCCGGATCGCCCTATAGTCGATAATGCGACCGTTGGCAGTCAGATTGAACAGGCCTGCTTTTGCCCAGACGTCATATGGAACACGATCGCGCTTGACGCGATCTTCAATACTCTCTGCCGGCAGAAAGAACTCGGGAACCAAATACCAATATGGATCGTCGACAATCGGAGGAAACAGCATGTCAAACGCTGCGATATCCGTCGTCGTCGAGAGATCCAGAGCGCATGTGCAACTGCGGCCCTTGAGCCTGGCTAGATCGAAGGGGATGACGCCGCACGCATCCCATGCGCGCAGAGGCATCCAGGCAACGTCCGACGCGGTCCATACCGACATCCGGAAGCGCAGGAAGCTGTTGAGCGAGGCGGGATCGTTCTTCGCCTTCGCCGCGGCCTCGCGCAGTTCCTTGATCTTGACCATAACCCCAAGTCCAGGGTTGGGCTTGATCCAATTCTTCTCATCCTCCCAATCGTCGTCCTTGTCGACGAGCCCATCATCCTTGCGGTCGAGCCCGCAGATCCATGCGAACCAGGTGTCATCTTGGAAGACGCCGGTGAGGACCTTGACGCTGTATTCGCGCTTGCGCCAGCAGATCGAGTGCCGGTCGTACCCGGAGTTGGTGCAGGCATACATCAGCGGGCTATCCCGCTTGCCCATCGCCGATTCGAAAACCTCCCAAAGTTTCGCGTTTGGGCTCTCATGCAGTTCGTCAAAGCAGATGAACGATGGCCGCAGACCGAGAAGCAGGTCAGCGCCGGACGCTACGGGCTCGAACTTCGAGGCCGTGCCCGGAATGTGCATGTTGTCCTTGTAGCAAGTGACTCGCTCGCGAAGGAACGGCGAGCGGTTGAGCATCAGCTCCGCGGTGTCGAAGACGATGCGCGCTGTTTCTTTATCGGTAGCGGCACTATAGACGTGTGCGCCTGGCTCACCGAATGCCAGCAGCTCGTAGAGGCAGAGGCCGGAGGCTTCGGTCGACTTGCAGTTGCCGCGGCCGATCTCGTTATAAGCAAACTTGAAGCGGCGAAAGCTGGTGTCCTTCCACAGCCAGCCGTAAAGGATCCAGAGTTTGGCCTGCTGGAATGGTTCGAGGACGAAGGGCTTGCCGTCCAGCGCGCCCGTTGTGTGAACCAGAAACTTCGGAAAGAAATCAATGACGTGTTGCGCGGCCTTACGGTCGAAGAACAGTCCACGTTTGTGGCCGTCAGCGAGGTCGCGGACGTGCCTCTCGATCTGCAGCCGCACCAGGTGCGAGGTAACGATCTTGCCGGCCAGCACATCCCGGATGTACCGCTCGGCGACACTGAGTTTCTTGGCCATGGCTCACAATCAACCGGCGCGCTTGCGTGGCCTCGCGAAGTCGTCGAGGGGGTTGGCCGTCTTGCTGGTGGCCACCTTTGCACCGATGCCGCGGATAGCGCGCCCATCCGGCGTCATACCCAACCCCTTGAGCATCAGCCCATACTCCTTCAGCGCTTGGCGATAGCCCTTCGCCCCGGTGCGCTTCGCTTCGATGCCCATCCGACATACGGATTCCAGATACTCTTCGTCGGAGACGGTCAGGACGCCGACTGGAGCCTCAGACACCAGCTTTTTCCATAGCGCCAACAGCCGTGGACCGTCACCGTGGGGGAAGAGGAAGCTGGCGGGAGGGTCGCCGATGGGACCCTTGGTCTCAGGCTCTGGCGCGCGATCGACGAAACGTGCGGGGTTCTTCGCTTTTGCCCCCGAGATCGCGTGGATTGCGTCGCTTGTTCTGGGCCTTCCCGCCATAACTTCTCCTGCCACACTTTTTCTTCATCCACTCCGATTGGATCGAGCGGAGCCGCCATTAAACGCCCTGTAAACCATCCCCGCGAGCGCATGCCAATCGGCCAAACCATCGTTTTTCCTAATTCGTTGAAAAATCTCAATTTTGTGGAAATGCGTGTTTGTCTACCAACTGGTCTATGCTTACAACGCTATAGAGATACGACCCGCCCCCGTCTACCATGAACTTAGCGCGCCTCAATACGTATTCGCTGTTATCGTTCAGCATTCTTTCTTCACCCATAAGCGCCATCGCATCATCACTTACCCAGCACGCCGAGCATGCCCAAACCCACCATCCTCCAGCGCCGTCTTCCTGCCATGACAGCTACTGCACAGCGCCTGATGGTTCGCCGCATCCCAGAACAGCGTCCAATCCAACACCCACTCACCCTGCACCAACACACGCCACGGAATGATGTGATCCGTCAGCGTCGCCGCAACCCGCCGCGCTCCATGGCTGCCATACGGGTCGCCACACAGCTTACCCTTCAGAAACCCTTTGCTATAGCGCGCCCACTTGCCATCGTATCCACGCTGCGCCGCGCTCGGCCTGGTATCCTTGCCCAACCCTTGCGCGCTACACGCTGCGCAGTATCCACGCTCGACAAGGTTCGAACACTGTGGCCGATTCCTGCATACCTGCACTGGCATCTCTAGAACCAGCCGCCCAGCGCATGCACCACCGTCATGCTCCAGTTGAACACCTTCGTCTTCCATCCCGGATGCAGGTAGTCATGCACCGCACCTTCGACATCGCCTGCGGTATCGCTCAGGTGCTTGGTGGCATCGCGCGTATTGCTGAGCGTCGCCGTCACACTGGGATCGGCCAGTAGTTTATCGGCATCTTCGAGCACCAGCTGCGACTGCCGCAACGTCTCCGCCGCCTGGTTGAGCGCTGGATTCACGTTTGCGACCGTCGCATTCACCTGCCTCATCGCAGCCGTTGTGTCCGATGAGATTGCGGCAATACTGGAATTCCCCGTCACGATGGCAGCGTCCAGATCGACCAGCGTGCGGCTGATCTGCACGTTCCAACGGTCGAGCGAATCCGATTCTTTCTTCGACGTCACTCCCGCCTGCAGGATGACGTAGTCGAGTTCCTTGATCGTCAGATCGACTTTGGCGATGGTGATATCAAGTTGTCCCGTCGTCGCATGCAGCGCATCGAGTTCAACGCCAGCCTTTGCCAGCGTTGCACTCAGTTGCGCGACCACAGGACGAACCTGCAACGCTTCATAGCCGACAGCGCAGCAGACAAACGCCACAGACAGCAGCGCGAGCATCTTGACGACTTTCAGCGCTGCGTCCATGGTGTTCTCTCTTCCCTCTTCCCTACACCGTCTTCCCTGTCTTTACGCCGGCAGCGCAGCCACAATGGCCGAAATCTCACCTGCGATCAACGTGGCGATGCTGTTGATCTTGGTTGCCGTCGCAGGGTCCTTGATCTGCACAGCTGCCTCGAGCCCGCTCAGGTTGGCGGTAATCGATCCTGCGATGCTATGCACGTTCGCCACCGCACCTACGCCCTTGATCGTCACCGAGAAGGCCGACAACCCCGTCTTCACCTTATCCAGAATCGGGTTGATGATCGGCGCCAGTTCAGGAGTCGCCAGCGTATCCAGCTCCTCGACAAACGGCACAATGAAGTTGACTCCCGAAGCCAGCGCCACCTCCGCTGCCGGTGCCTTCTTCCACATGGACACAATCTCACTCTTCAACTTCGAAAAAAAGCTCATATCACTCTCCACGGCCTTCGCCGGCACTTCTGTCTCTACACTTGCAACCGCAGCCGCCACCGGAGCAGACTTTGCCGCTCCGGCACTGCCTAAGAACTTTTCCCACGCCGCGCTGTGGTCATACTTCACCGCCGGCGCATAGCGGTCTTTGAAACCGAGAAATGTACGAAGTACAAAACTCATGCGCCCTGCGTAGGGTCTGGCGGCAGCGTCACATTGCCAGACCGGTTATTCAGCGTGTTGCGAATCTGCGTCGTCAGCATGTTGATCCCGGCGCCGACAATGCCAGCCGCTGCCGTATTCAACTCGGCCCAGTGGAACTTGCATCCTGCCGACAGCGCCACCGTCCCAAAGACGACCATGAACAGCGCTGCCCACTGGTTCTGCGTTGCCTGCCGCGAATCGTCCATGGCTTACGATCTCCCATGCAGCGCGAACTCAACCGCAGCGCGCCACGTGGTAAACGCTGCCGTCTTGCCCTGCGCATCCACCACCCACCACGGCGTGGCATAGCCATGCGCGCAGCGTTGTTTGGTGCGGTAGATTCTGATCTTCATGCGAACAGCGTCTGGTACTGCTCCCAGAAACCACTCAGCGCGTAATCCGCGATACAGATCCGCGCCGCATCGTCCGGGCTAACTGCAATCCCTGCCAACTGGAAGTGTGGCTCATCCGGCATCGTCTTCCAGTGCGCTCCCGAAACCAGACCCTGCGACTCGCCCGCGGCGATCATCGCCGCAAAGTCGGGATGCTGCGCATTCCAGTTCGGCGTCCACTTCGCTTCGCCCCGAATCCCCGGCACGCAATCCACCGCAACCCCGAAGTTATGCCACGAGTGTCCGCCCAGCGCATTGGTCACCTTCGCGCCCGGCGCCGTTCGTCCCTGCGCATACAGCGCATTCTGCTCTGCGATGGTGCGCAACCCCTGCACCACGCGAATCTCGATGCCGCTCTCGATCAGCGATCCCGCCATCGCGCGAACCTTCGCCGCAAGCACTGGATGCACCAGGCTCAATCGCTGTTCGCTGATAACATCCATCGCTATTCCATCCTCAGAAAAATCGGCCCCGGATTTTGCCGGGGCCAGTCTGCCTTGGTTCTCTCTTTCGGAGAGGTGCTTCGCACGGTTCTCGATGGAACGGTGCAGAACTTGGTAAAAGGGGATGAACCCCTCCCAGAAGCAGGGCTCATCCCGGTTGCTCTGGCGATTCTCCGCACCTCCTTCTCCTCCGAAGTAGTTGCGAACGTCAAAGCCCTAGAATTTACTGTGCGTCTCTGACCAGCTTTTCCAGCTTCTCAGCCGTATAGCTGCCGCCTCTTGCGGCTCCGCCGAGAGTCACGACATCCTTAGCCACGGAAACCGGAAGAGTCGCCACGTTGACTGCCGTTGCTACCAACTTGCCAAATAGTCCCATCGTTTTTTCCTCTTTTCCTTTGCTGCGGTTTTTTGAAGTCGGCGCGGCACGAAGTGCTCACTTGATCTGGGGTATTTTAGAAAATCATTTCGTCATCAAAAAGTGCACTGCCAGCGCAGCGACCGCACCCGAGATCGCCGCCAGAAACCCGCAAAACCATTTGGTCGCGCGAATCACCGCATCGCGTTCTTTCTTGTCGCCCTCCAGGGCCTCACATCGCTTCTCGGTGAGCTCGATATGCTTCTCCAGCAGACCGATCGTCTTCTCGATCAGCGGCAGCTTGCCATCGTGCTTGACTTCGAGGTAGGTTCCACCCAGCAGCACCACCCGCATAAACGTCTGACCGGCCTTGATGCCTTCCAGCTCCCCCAAGATTTGCTGTTCCAGAGTCAACTGCAGGCTCCCTTCAACAGCCAAAGTCTGTTCGGGTCGAATCAAGGCCATTGCTTTCTACCCCCTACTCCCTACCCCCTACACCCTGCACTTAGCCGCCGCACGCAGTGCCTTCAGCGCATCCCGCGCCACCGCCTGCGTCTCATAGCTACTGCACGCCTGGTGCAGCAGCGCCATGCTGCGTTTCCTTGTTACGGCTCGAAGCGGGTACTTGGCCTCACCCGCGGTCAACTCCAGAAACGCTCCACACCCGGTACAGTGCAGCGACCAACCCTCATGTTTGCTGACGATCATGCGGCGACGGTCACCTTGCGCCCGTTGCGCGGATCGAAGGCATTCAGCTTGAATCGCGACTGCTCGACAAAGTCAATCGCCTCCAGGCCAATCGCCTCGCGCAGCTTGCGTTGCGCCGCTCCCAGGCCCGCGGTCAGCGAACGTCCCGGCCGCCCGCCGTCGACGCCATGAATATTTTTTCCACCCCGGCAATGCTCGCCCACCACAGCATCGATCTCCGAGCGCGTCAGCATCGCTTCGGAAGGATCAATCGTCGGCTTGGGATGCGAAGACACGACATCCGTGGTCCACTGGTAACCCAGGACCTTGCCGGTCGCGGGATCGTGAATCCGCTCGGCCTTCTTTTGCGCAACCATGCGCTCGCCGGCATCTATCAGGATCCAGCCCATGTTCTCCGGGCCGAACGTCCCGCCCTTGCTCACCAGCTCAAACCGCGTCTTGTTGCCTCGGTCGCGTCGTCGCATATAACTCCTCTTAACGGCTTGCAGCATCTACAGAAACAAGGGAAGGGAACCGGACGCAGTGGCGAGCCGCATCCGGTTATTTGCGGGGGAAGCGAAGCGTCAAGCGTTCCTCGAAAGACAGGGGATGGTACTGGGTTTTGTTACAGCCCGTTTCGTGGGCTCGGTTCCCTTCGCTGGAGGAGAACACTCGCTGCCTTTGGCAGTCACGCTTTGGTTCGCAACGATTCCGAGAATTGCATTGCACTAAAAATTATGCAAGAGAAAAATATTACCAAATGGTAAGTCCCGCGATTGACGCGCCTTTTAGCATCACTTTTTTATTTTCAGGGAGAAGACGCCCGTTGCCGCAATTCGAAATAAACCTCATGATTCACCACCGCCTGGCGATGCTTGCGCAGCCGGTTTGCGTACTTCGTCAACCCCGCCCGCGTCGCGTTCTTGTCGTCGGTCTCGAGCAGCAGCGTGGCGTGTCCGCCGTCCTCGCGATAGTCCATCAGCGCCAGGCTCTCGAAGCAATCCTTCCAGTCCTGCGCCCCCGCCCGCAGCCCGCGCCGTCCATGCGTGCCCAGGTTCAGATCGGTCTGGTACAGGTCGCCCTTCAGCGGTGCCAGGATCCGGTGCAGCTTGATCCGCCATTCGATCAGCCCGGGGAGTGCCTGCGTTTCGGCGATCTCTCGCACTTCGTCGGCAGTTCCGCCAAACGAAGTTTCACCCCCTTTGAAAAAGGGGGTAGGGGGATTTGTACTTGTTTTATGTTTTGTGTCTTGTGTCTTGTCTATAAGGGGCTCCTCCTGGTGAGACAGATCTGTCTCAAAACCACCCTCTATTTGCGACAGATCTGTCGCATCCGCCGCGACACAAATTTTTTTCCCCACAGAGACAGCATCGGCAACAGACTGTCTCACTGTGAGACAGTTAGCAGCCTTCCTCTCGAACACCTCGGCTAACGTGTTCTCCCGCGCGGGCGTTGACGGTAGCTCGGTTTGTGGCGCAATCCATCTGTCTCGCTGTGAGACAGTTGACGAATCGCCTTCTACTCCCTTCCCCCTACCCCCTACCCCCTGCTTTATCCTCTCCTGCACCAGCGCCTTCACGTTGGCCAGCGCCCAACTGGACACGGTTTTTGCCTTCGCGCCCTTGGTCTCGATCACCAGGCCCTCGGCGACGAGCACCTTCATGCTGCGCGCCACGGTGTCTTTGCCCATGCGCGCGACCGCGGCGATCTCGCGCAGGCTCAGCCGCACCTCGGTGCCGTAGCAGTAGCGGCACATGGCGCTGTACACACTGATCCCGTTCTGCCCCAGCGCCTCGCCGAACACGTCGTAGATCTCGTTATCCATCCACAGGTGCCCAGGCTCACGCCGGTCCCGGAGCTTACACTTCGTTCCATCGCTCATTTAGCTCTCACCCTTCAGCCCAAAATCGAAGCCGCCCTGACCTTTGGGCGGCTCAACCGTAAACGTCGCGCGCTTGCCGCACGCCTCGCACACCGGCGTACCCTGATCCCGCGACACATTCCTCTTCCCGCACCCACACGTCCACCACACCGGTTTCATTTCGACTTGCTCTTCTTTTTAGCCGCCGACCATCGCCTATTTATGACCTCAGCGATCCGCTTCCGAGCCTCGGGAGACAGCTTCCTCACCGCTGGCTTCTTCGCGGCAGGCTTCGGCGCAACCAGCTTCACCGGAGCGAACGTGAGCGCGATCTTCTCGGCGTCAACCTTGTGTTTCTTCGCCATTGCCCACAGCTCCGAGCGCGACTCTTTATTCCTGCTCATGTTGTGCTCTCGCACATTGATGGCGTCGATGCTGAGCGCGTCGTAGAGCAGCTGGTGCAGCTGCGGTTCCGTCGCCTTCGCCGCATAGGCGGCCAGCACCTTCACCGCGTCGCGCCGGATATCCCACTCATCACCCTTGGTCCGGATAGGCAGCTCGATCACCTGGCAGATCCGCCCTGCCTCGTACTCCGAAATACTTTTCATCGCAATCGTGCGGAGCAGCTCGACGCTGGGTTGCACCTTCGCGCGAATCGCCCGGTAGATCGCAACGCGGATCGCCGTCTCGCTCTCCACATACATCTTGCGCTTGGCCGCCTCCGCTGCTTCCTTGGCCTGGTCGCTGCGCGATGAATTGGACGAGCCATAACTATGCGGCTTTTGCACCTCATGCTTGTGCACCTTGCACTTCTGGTCTGCGCAGCACCACACCAGCTTGCCTTTGTCGGGACCGTCTACCATCAGCGCCTTCACCGTGTTTTCGCAGCTTGTCACGCCGTCCTGGGTCGCAGCAACCCACTGGCCTTGCTTCACCGTCTTCCGCGTAACCACCTCGCCGCCGCCGACAGCTTCCTCCTCCAGCGGCGCACGGCTGGGCTTCGAAGAGATCTTCAGCAGCCAACCTTTGCCGCCGTCGTGCTTGGCGTTGATCTTCGCGGCCTCCTTGTGGACCTTCACCGTGGCGTCCTGCTTGGCCGAGAAGCATGCCGGGTCCAGGCACACATCCGCCTCGGCCGTGAGATCTCCGAACAGCGCGGCATTAGATCCGGAGCGCTTCGGGCAGTCGATACACGCGCCTGCACCCGGAAGGAGCAGGTCGTCATCCAGCCGCCAGGGAACGCTCGCCAGCTTCAGCAGCACGTTGCTCTCGATCCACCGCTTCAGCTGCGCCTCGGTCGCCTCGACGAGCCGCCGGCCATGGCGCATGTACTTCTGCACCTGCGGATTCGGCATGTTGTAGCTGATTTTTTCATCCTCGTAACCGTCCTCGTCCTCGTCATCGCCGCCGTCATCATCGTCGAGAATCTTCTCGAGCACTACCTCGGTGATGGGCCGTTTATCATACTTCGGATCCGAGTCGAGCATGAAGCGAAGCGCCCGATCCTGGTCGTTCGGCGTCAGTCTCGCCAGCAGCAGCGCATGGCCCAGGGTGATGTGGCCCTTGATGTAGAGCAGCTTGCAATAGAGCTCGAGCGTCCGCAGGCGAAGCCGCGCGGCCACGTAGCCAGCCGTCTTGCCAACCTTCTTCGCGATGTCCTCAATCGACATATCCAGCTGGTCGGGCCCCATCATCGCGGCGTAGGCGTCGGCCTCTTCGACAGGATGCACATCGGCGCGCTGCAGGTTCTCCACCACCTGCGTCTCCTTCGCCTCGTCGTCGGTCAGCTCCTTCACGATGCACGGCACCGTGTGCAGGCTCAGCGACTCGGCCGCGCGCAGGCGCCTCTCGCCGGCGACGAGTTCATATTGGATCTTGTCCGTCGGCTTGGCCTTCGGACGGCGCCGCACCAGCAGCGGGACCTGGATGCCAAGCTCGCCGATCGACGCCTTGAGCTCCGCCAGCTGGTCGGCGTCGAAGCTCTTGCGTGGGTTGGTGGTGGAGGGTGCGATCACCCCAAGGCTTATCTGTTCATAACTTCCAGCGGTTTGCGTCATCTCATCGCTCCAAGTTGTTTCGCCTTCACTCTTGCTCTCACTTCCTCGACCATGTCGCGCGCATCTCCGCCGGCCACTTCCTTGTCGACGGCTAAGGCCACATCCTCGGCCCGCACCACCAGCACCAGCAGCGCGCCGGAGTTCTTGCGAATCCACTCCGCCGCGCCCTCCAGCGAGTGCAGGCTCGTCAGGTCCCACCCCTTCGCCTTCACAGCTTCCCGGTTGCCTGCAACCACAGCTTCGGCCCGTCGACCGAGGTGCGGACCTTGAAGCCGCCCTTCCTCGCCTTGACCCGGCACGCCTTCTCCACAATCTTCACCACGTCGAAGGACTCCAGCTCGACCATCAGCGCCTTGCCTTCCTCGAACGCCTGGAACATCTGGTCATAGACAGCCTGGAAGGGGCTGACCCTTCCGTGTCTCGACGCGGGGAACCGCTTCGTCTCTACCGTTGCCATCACAACCTCCTCAGGTTTGCGCTTCGTCTTCTTCATGCCCATCGCTGCTTCCAACTTCGTCTTGGCATACGGCCCGCGGGGCCCGCGCGGTTTCTTTACATTCGCGGCCTTGCGCTCTTTCTGCGTGCGCGGGAGCAGTGGAGCGGGTTGCCTGCCCTTCAAACCACGCTTCAGATTCTCCGGATCGAGCGAAGCCTTGATCGCCCAGTCCGACACCGCCGCCGTCTCCTCCACCACGCGGTCCGCGTCCGCAATCGCAATAGTCCTGCACTCGCCCGATCCGCAGCCTACTTCCGCCTCGAACATCTCCGCGCCCAACCCGCTGCGCATCTTCTCCACACTCAGAGCCTGCCCGCACACCTCGCCGCGCCCGCACGACAGGCACAGCGCCGTCTCTCCGCACATCCCCTTCGCCGGGCACCAGTGCCCAAGCAGCCTGCATCCCGCACACGCCGTCCCCGCCGCCGGACGGTCACCCTCATCGAACCCAAACACCAACACCAGCACCTCGCAGTCGACGACCACGCCCAGCTCCGCCCTCCATCGCCACAACTGCATCTCCTCCTCCTCCGCGTTGAGGTCGAGACTCACGCCGCCTGCTCTCTGGCTTCGAAGCAGGTCGCCTTCTCTTCCCTCTTCCCTACACCCTCTTCCCTGTTCTTCTTGGGCCCACGCCTACGCGCCACCAGGTTGCGGACGCGCTCCCGCACCTCTCTCGGAGTGTTCGCCGCACGAGGCAGAAACAAATCCGCCAGCAGCATGACGGGATACTCCTGAACCACACGGCTGGTGATCATCGTGGACAGTCCGGGATGCAGACGCTTCGCCCGCCGCACCACCTCGTTGCTGTCCATGTCCGAGACGTGCAGATCGCACACCATCGCGTCGACGGTGCCAGGTGCCATCTCGGCGAGTAGCCGCAGCGCCCGCGCCCCCGAGCGCGCCTCCACCACGCGATAGCCCCAGATCTCCAGCAGAAACCGGCGTACGCTCAACTCTTGCTCGTTGCCATCGACACACAACACTACCTTCCTCGGACGCATAAAATTCTCCACTCAGCCCATCGGCTGCTTTGTTGGTGCTTGGTCTGTTCGCTGGTCTCCTCCTGTCCTTTTACAGTGCTGCGACAGGCGCGCTCGCGTTCGCCGCCATCCACTCGCCGATCCACTGCTCGGCGTACTTTGCGATGCGGTTGTTCTCTGGGATGTCGCCCTCGCGAATCAGGGAAAACCATCTTTCCGCAGGCCGCGACGGCTGGTGCGGCAGACACACCTCGCCCGAGCGCTCCAGTGTGCCCACCAGGCAGCGGCAGACGCCATCGTAGGTAGAGCCATCGATCTTGCCGTCGCGCAGCGACTTCAGCAACGCAGGCACCTCGGGCGCGGCCTGGTCGAGGATGCCGAACAGATCGTCCTTCACTCGCTGGGTGAACCCAGCGGGCAGCGCATGAGAATACGAGCCCAGATAGAGGTAGCCGGTGGTGGTCAACCCAGCGGGCAGCGCATGAGAATACGAGCACAGATTGAGGTCGCCGGTGGTGGTCAACCCAGCGGGCAGCGCATGAGAATACGAGCCCAGATAGAGGTAGCCGGTGGTGGTCAACCCAGCGGGCAGCGCATGAGAATACGAGGCCAGATAGAGGTAGCCGGTGGTGGTCAACCCA